ACTGAATTGGTTATTGTTAATGCTGAATCCTTCCGTATTGACGGCTCCGATTAATTGACCGATCCTTGCGGAAGTCTTCTTGTCCAGAATAAGAATCACATACAGGTCATCGGCTCTGTCATCGTCGTTTGTATCGATTTTAACAACCCCCTCGGTCGGTTCCCTGAGGATTGTAAGCTCCATAGAGGCTGTACCGGACCAATTGAGGGATTTTAGGCCCCTTGGTTTACGTCTACCAATGGAAACGATTGGTTGAACGTTGTTATTGATATTGACCTGTAGGTTGGTTGCAAACCCAACGGTACGCCCGTTGAGTTTGATAATTGCATCATTCCCCGTTAATACCTTGGGGTTTGGTGGGGCAATAGTTTGGTTAGCCATTATTGATTACCTCCGGTGGAAGTTCCACGAATTAGATTAAGCTCCAAAAGAAAAAACATAAAATTGATAGGGGAAACCACATTCCCATTGGGGAAACGGAAATAAACAACCCCTCCATCCCGTTCAATTGTGTAATTGAAATCGAAAGCACCTTCTCCGGTGTAAATGTTTCGGCTCAAATAACCAAACCTTTGCACAAAGTCCAGTTTAATCAGGTTATTCACAAAGGTTCTGATATCCGAATCCGTAAAAGTCCCATTATCCGTAGAAGGGTCAACGGGGACTTCCCCAATGAAGTTTGCTTCCAATTGTTCCCTCAGGTACTTAACCATAGCTAAGGCGGTACATACCGTAGAAGATTGATTTAGGATCTCGTTTGCCTTCTGGTAAGCAGTCAAAGCGTAATTGATTTTAAATGGTCCTGAATTGGGCTTTCTGTCAATTACGAGCATCCCGGTTTGGTTTGCCCTGTCAATTTGTCCGGGACTGAGTTTCTCGGGTGCAGAAAGGATGTTCAAGTCCTTATATGTGGGAGTTTCCCTCATATTTGCTGAGGCTTTGATCGCATTGTGGATAACCGCAAGCATCCATCCGTCAAAAACCTTTTTGGTAATTCCATCGGCCTTGTAGTTTTCCACTTTTACCCCACCAACAACCATGAACTCAGAATTGATTTGTCTGGTAAGTTCCAATCTTTGGTCAAATGTGAGGGTAGTATCCACACCCCACCCAACAAAAACCTCTCTAGAACCTTCCGGGCTGTTTGCCCATTGTGCGAAATCGGCTAACCTAGCGGCCACTGCTGTGCTATTGGTAAGGACATTGAGGAAAAATCCACTCTCTGAGGTTTCCTTAATGAAATCGATTGCATCCAAATAATCACTGGTTGAAGCGGTCCCTGTAAGCCCACCGGAAAGGTAAACAAAAAGGGGAGTGTCCGCAAGTGGTTTTTGGCTTGTTCCGGTTACCAACTTAAATAAACCGGAAGCCTCCAAGATATTCTTTTGGCTAAAATACAAACCTGTAAGGGTAGTATTTGTCAGAATAGAAACGGCATCGGCAAACAATACGGAATCCAAGTTCTCGCAAAGAAAATCTGGACTACCAAGGATGGTGCAAGAATAACCAATCTGTGAATTGATATATTCGGCAAGATCCCCAATTGTGGAATAATCCGAGAAATTGACGGTCAATGAAAGAGATCCATCGGATTGCCCGGAAATTGTGGTCTCCAATTGGGTCAATGAAACGGTCAATGTAGCGGCGGTTCCGTTTCCCACATATTGAATGGTCATAATGTCCGCTTCAATGGGCTGTGTTTGGGTTGTCCCCTTTGAATCCCCGTATTCCAGAACGGTTCCGGAATTGCTCACATTGTATCTGAGGGTATTTCCCAAGGGTCCCGGAATCGAAGCTTGAACGGTATGATTAACCCCTACAGTCACGGATGGGGCAATAGCCGCCGCCCTTACGTTATTGCATACATTGATGCACTTAACGATTTGGGGACCGGTAAACCTTACATCCCGAGAGGGTGGGTATGAGGCTTTCACGGCATCGGCCAAGTCACCGTTACCCAAAACGGAATAGGCATCCTCAAAGTTAGAGAATGACATGACTTTTTCCTCTTGTGTGAGGGAGGTGTCCCCAAAATAGTTACCGTTTGAACTTGCCCCCACAAGGATAAGTGTGGTCAAATCCGATCCGGTTCCTCCGGTTTGCTGTTTAGCCCGGAAAGTCCCACGGGCACCCGGTCTATAATACTGTTTACCTAAGAATTGTTTACCTGTTATGCCCATAATCCCCTCCAAGTTTTCTCCATATCCCCATCATTGTATTTAATCTGGGATACGAAAAGGTTTTTGAGTCGGGGGGTAAGAACCTTTCCCGTCTCTTTCTGTTTTCTGTATAAAAACTGTTCCAAAGATTCCTTGGGTTTGAACCCTTCAGCTTTCACCTTTTTGGGTGCATTAGAATCTTCATAGAACTCCGGTTTTTTTTCTGGTTTTTTTGGGGCTTCTTCAATTTGCCTTGAAGTGTCCTTGATAGTTTCCTTGTCCATAAGTCTCCAATCCGAACGAACCCATAAACCGGGTTCTACTATTAACCAAATGTATATCAAACCCTGTAATATCGGGGGAGGCATAATCTGGAACACTTCTGATAGTGGTTCTGAATTGACTTATTGCAATAGGAACCTCAAAACCCCAAAGACGGCTTCCGTAATCGTCCGTTGTAAGATTAACCTCATGGTGGTTACTGGTTTTAATCGACACACCGGGATAAAGCTCCTGTAAATCCATAAGCAATGGGGCAAGGCAAGAATCGACCGCCTCATACATCCACCTTGCAAGCCTTCTGCCCGTACCACCGGAAGCAAATCCGGCAATGACCACATGGGAATCTACCCTATGATTGAATATGTCCACTTTTTTGGACTCACAGAGTTTATCTATGGTTCCATCAGATGAAACCCGCCTGTTGTCCTGTAATGCCTGTTTATACGATTGCATCTTTGCCCGGAAAGTATCGTCCGGCTTAATCCTCTGGTACCCCATACCCACAAAGTCCGTTCTTTCATCATAAGTCCATTCGACCCCAACCTTGGGGAACTCCCTGTCAGGGCCTCCCTCTGATATTCCCTCAGAGAAAAGTGGGTGTCCGGCAATTACGGGGACGGTTATATTCCGCCCCTGTTCATCTAAGGTAAAGCCGTAATCTTCAAGCATTGGTTTGAGGACTTCAATCACCGCATCCTCCGGGGGTATTTGGTAGAATACTACAGTTGGCATGGGTTACGCCTTCACAACCTCAATCTTGCCCCTCTTTTGGTATAAAGCCCTTTGCATTTCGTTTATTTGGTCGGTATTTAGGACCGAAATAAACTCATCGGTACTTAAGGTGCTTATATTGTATCCATAAGGGAGTGCCACAAGAATCGGGTCTTTGCCGTATAGCTTGACGTACGAGTCAATGAATCCCTTTTTTAATTCCATAAGGGCAACTTCCGGGGAAAGTTCCGGGTGGAAGTGTAGGCAAATAATATCCTTAATTTCTTTCACTTCGAAACTTGACCTTTGTTTCCATTGGTTCAATGCGAATTTGAGGAAACCCCACATAAACTTAATGAATATAATGGAGTCTTGGATTTTTCTTTTTATAGGGTTAGTCTTTGTATTGGCCATTTTTAGGTAATTCTCCCATTTCGATAAGCGTTTCAAACACTGCCTTTTCACCCCCCAAGCTTTCCTTTGACTTAAACAAGTCCCAATACTGGCCGGACTCATCTACTATCTTTGGGAGCACACTCACACCCCATGTATTGGGGTTATTCTCAATGAATCCACTTGGTTTCTCGAAGTCCGGGTCAAGGATAAGTTTGTTCTGATTCTTGATTGTTATATCCTTAACGGAATTGAGGATCTCTGAATTCTTTACCTCAGAACTTACCAGTCTCACAGAGGCAAAAGAGGCTTCATTATTGACCACGTAAGAGGTAATTGAGTGGGTGTCTTTGGGGGTGTTCTTGCCTGTTAGGTAACGCATGGTAAGAGGGTAATGGGAACCCGTATTATCGGGGAAAAACAAAAAGCCCGGTCACCTTTTGGGGTAAACCGGGCTTCTGTAAGGTTTGGGTATTTGGCGAACGCTTCACAGCGATCTACTAGTCAGTCACAAGAAAAATAAGTAATTCAAGTATCTGAATTATTTATATGGAGTCAAGTTTTTTTTCTTGCAATCTTTCGGGATTATAGAAAATAAAACCGTTCATTCCAGATTTTCCTCCTTGAGTAAAGGTCACTAAGGCCCGTTGCCTTATTGGTTGGACTGCCCCGCCAACTGAAATCCGGGGGCTTTTCCTTTATTTCCCCAAAAAAGCCCCGTAACTGGAAATCATCTTAGCCTTGTATAGTTTCGGCTTGTTGCTCCTGTCTTCCCCTTGTCCACCTTCAACGAACCCAGTAACACGGAAAGACACATGATAATCATACATAATTGAATACCCGGAGGAGGGTTTTTTCCCGTCCATCCACAAGATCCTGTCATACCCAAGCAGAATGAAATCTTCCCCTTGTGCATGATTGACCACTTCATTTCCATTCTTTGAGTAACAATTTATAACACGGTTTACGGGTGCATGTGTGAGCCTGTCGATGTTCCCGGACTTAAACGGGACATACTGGCTTACCCTGTTTAGATTATACAGGAATGTGAGTATATCACCTTCGCCAAGGTTAATGAAATAGGGAGGAACAAGGTCTATGTCCCCGGCATTAAATTTTACACCCGCCTTTTCCGTTTGCTTTGGGTCTGTTTTTGATGTTTTATACCCCACCTTAATTGAGGAAAATGTCCTTACGGTTCCCGTTACCTTGCCAAAAACCCTTCTGTCAAACATAATGGAATCATACGTAAACCCCACCCATTTCAGGGGTTGCCCTTCGGAATCGTATAGATTGATTATATCCAATATAATTTTCCCGTTCTTTACATAGTTGGTTTCAACCCTGTATTCCCCGGTTCCCTCTACCTCAAACTGTTCGGTATCGGCCATTTTCACCCGATAGTTCATACTGATAGCATACCAATATTTCAGGTTTTCTTCCACTACTACCCGATCCTCCAATATGTGCCTTACCGTCAAGGGTGTTCCACCGTATTGGTTGGCCTGAACTATTGAATCCACTGAGTGTATGGGGGTGTATCGGGTGTATACCTCATTCAATTCAACCTTCCATGAGGTTTCCTCTATAAGTTTAACCGACTCCTCTACCGTCCTTATGTACCCATCGAAGCAGCCCTTGACCTTACAATCCGGTACCCTGTCTTGGGGTGGGCAGGGGCAAGGCTGGAATCTTAGCCAAATTACACTTTCACCTTTCCTGTTTATTGTGTCAGTTGAATCTAGGGGTGTAAATACGTTCGGGCGTGCCCGTGTATCGAACGGGGAGACCCCACCAAGGCCATTTTTTTTCATGTGCCTATTGTAGGGGCTAAGTGGTCAATCGGGGGAGGGGTTACTTTAGATAAGAAAAGATATGTGCAATTACATCCACAGTCCAACCATTCCCAAGCATTTTATATCTCTGAGTTTTTGGAACGCCTTCGGTATAATTATCTGGAACGGTTTGCAATCTTTCGCATTCGATTGGGGTAAGCATCCTAAAAGCCCCGTCAATATTAATTATATCGTTATTATGCTTTTCACTCCAACTGCCCTTTCCTGATGTTCTGAGTGTTCTAGATTTTTGATCTATTGACATACCCAAAAAAACTACCTGTCTTCTATTTTTTTTTAAATAGTTATCCAAATTCGTCCCTTTGCCATAATTAGCGTCTAGGCAATGAGCTTTATCCCTATCCACATACTCTTTAATTTTTACTAAATGTTCTAAAGACATATTAGCGGTAAGGCAATTTGATTTTTTGTCCAACCTAGGAACCAATTCTTTGTCCAACCTAGGAACCAATTCTTTGGCTCGCCTTGGAGAAAAATCTTTGCCCGTTTCCTGCTTTACTTTTTTACGTATTTGTTTTGCCTCTATGCTTCGTCTCTCAGTTAAAGTAACAGAGTCAGCGTCGCTTTCTAGGATATCCTTTAAGACCAATCCTTTATCTTTTGGTTGCTCAATTCCGGGATACAAAAAATCAAATAATCCATCCCTTTTGGCTCCAATATTTGTCCAATATAACCTTACCCTATTTTGAGCGGATACCAAAGCAGAGTTTATCTCCACCGGGTCGATTCCCATAAACCTAGAAATTACTTGCTCGTGTTCGGATTTCATCCGGACATTTTCCAGTAAAAATAGAAGATCTGGATTCTTTTTTTGTAAATAGTCCTTTATTTTTACAAACTCAAAAAACAGCATAGATCTAGGATCATTAAATGCAAGTTGCTTCCCGGCAAATGAAAACCCTTGGCACGGACTCCCGCCAATAAGTAAATCAATTTTAGGAAGTGACTCTAAATCTATTTTGGTTATATCCCCGAGTTGGATTGTATTTGGATAATTTTTTTGAGTGATTTTAATTGCGTGTTTGTCTATCTCGGAGGCATAATAGGTATCATATTTTATGCCGGCTTTATTGAGTGCAATTTGGCCACATGACATTCCATCGAACAAGCTTAATACTTTCATGACTTTATACCAATTACGCCGACCTTCAATTCTTCCGGGGAAACTACTATTCTTATTTCTGCTTGTTCTTCCATTTCCTTATTCTCCTGTTTACCCCATTATTCCACCCACACAATATTGACAACTATTTTTTACTTTCCCTATTGAACGGTTTCCACAAACATAAACCCATGAACTTACAGAATACACTTTACCAAGCCTACTGGCATGGATTCAAAAAACAGAAATACAGAAACGCAATCGACAAGTTTTCCCGTAATGTAGACTCTTATGCAACCGCAAAAATGTTTGGGACACCCAAAAAGCTATTTATGGGGGATTCAAACTGTGAGGGAATCGACAATTTTGCCGACTCTAGAAGATTCAATGATTTAACCGTGGTTTTTGGGTTTGGTGGTACCACTCCGGACGATTACGTCAATTTCTTTAGAAGCAAATTTGGGGAATCCTTCTATGCAATGGTGGCAATCGATAAGCCGAAGATATTTTTTAATATCGGGGGAAACTCGGTTTTACAGAAGAAAATGGACACTTGCCGCCATAATCTGGTATTCCTGAAACAATATTTTCCCGACTCCCTTATATTCAATATTCCCCCAATCCATGCGGGTATATTGGAAGTCGCAGGAGTTGATAAATCGGAGATCCTGTATAAGAACATAGGAACCGTAAACCGTTACCTTACCGAAATATGGGGAACCCAAGTAGTCGATATAGCATCGGCCATACTCAACCCGGTAACGGGAGAGGCGGTATATGGTTCCCTTGAAGACCCGGTTCATTATTCAAGGGCAATACGTCAACACATGGTCAAGGTGATTAACGGTGCATAATATCTATAAGGTATTTTTCAATAGAGACTTAAGGGTGATTCAAGTCACCCCCATTATTGAAAGGATGAAAAACAAGCCCCCAAAAACCTTTGAGCTTCGGGGGAATCATGCAATTGTGTGTGCCCCATCCGAGAAGGAGGCAATCGACACTTTTTACGACAAAATAGGGGACATCTTGGACAGGGATGGATTCTAAGAAGCCTTGTAGAGTTTCCTAACCTGTGCTGGGGACATATTGTATTTACGGGCAACGGTTTCGATTGCCAGAATTTCCGCAAGGTTTTCTATTTGTTCTTGCTCCCTTTTGATTTCTTCTTTGGTTTTGGGTTTATTCTTGTTCACTTTTTCCTCCATGTTTTTCCTGCATTGGCCTTGAGTGCCTCACCCACTTGTTGGACTTGGCTTTGTTGTTTTGGCTCCAAAGGGTTTTCTTGGAACTTGATTGGTCCAAAAATGGCATCATAGGCAAAGGCCGCAAATAACCAACCGCAAAGAACCTTTACCATCATCACATCAAAACTACTCCAATTCATTCCTGTACCTCCTTCGGTGTATTTTGGGACCGGGATTTCCACCTTCCGGTCTTCTGTTTTGCCTTCGTTTTTGGATTTAAAAAAGTTCATTTGAGAGCCTCTTCAATATACTTTCTTTTCACCTTATTCTCCTGTCATGGGGGGCTAGGGGGATCGAACCCCTTTCACGTTTCCGCCACATCATCCATAAATGCTTTCGCCCCATGTATGCCCCATTATTCTAACCGTAATCTATCGTCAATGTATTTTTTCATCCAAGAATGATTTTCTTCGGAGTAGTAGTGGTCATGCCCACATGCACACGTTTTTTCTTCCCAAATACCATTAATATAATAAGCTTTGTATTTATCCCGTTCCTTCTCATACTCTCTGTCAATAATTGCTTGGTGTTTCCGGTTACGCCTTTCACCCCTTGCAAAAATATCTTCCAATTCGTCAAACCGAACTTCCCGTTTATCCGGTTCGTGCCGTACCCAATGGCACCCGCAGAATGGATGAGCGGGAGTACATACCCACCAAGACCCCATTCCACCCCTTTCAGCATTCGACTTGCCGGGCCATATTGCCACACTTGCCACTGGCTCCCCGTCTAGTAGGTCGTCCCCGCCGTAATATTCCGATTCTTGGAAAGCCCCTTCAGAGGGAAATAACCTTGCAATTACTCCCTGACTTGACCACTCCATGCACTTATCACACGTTACCGGGTTGTGCTTGGATTTCTTGTTGGTAGTTTGCCTAACATACTTATAATACACGGGGGAACCCGGCTCTGATTCCGCAAGTCCCTGTAATAGCTTGCCATTCTCGAAGTTGATCGCCGCTTCCGTTACTGCGAACCTATGCCAATTCCTGTTTAGGTGCTGCTCTACCCATTCTTGGTATTGGTCTTCCCCGTATTTGTGCAATATTTCATCGTCCGGGAAAATCATGAGACTCTTAATTTCTTCGACACTTGCCCCCCTTGTGAGTGCCTCCGCTATTTGTTCCCGGTACATCTG